CAAATCCATCAATTACTGCTCCAAGAGTTTTTTCCGATTCTTTTTGTTCTTCAATTATAGAAACCGTTTCTTCTAGTCTCTCTTGGAATTCCCAATAATTTCCAACATTTTCTTCAATCAATTCCATAATCCCATTGGCTTCAGCAACAACAATATCAAAATCTTTTTCGACATCAATACTCGTCATAGCTTGAATAAGATCAACTTTTAAAAGTAAATCTGCTTGAAAAAAATTATATCTGGCAGAAAAAATATCTCCATCAGAAAAATAATTTTTAACATAATCACGTATCATATCAATTTGTTCCGGCAAACTAATGAGAGGTTTAATTTCAATATCTTGCCCCAAAAACACCATTTTAACATTTTCAGTGCCAATTGGTATAACGAATGGCAATTTGTTCATTTTTTCCTTTTCCTTAATAATTAATACCACCATATATGGGGGTTAAGACTACTCCCACCCTCATATATAGGGGTTGTTTTGTACATAAAAGAAGCCTTTTATGTATCGACAATATTTCTTAAATAGAAATTTCATCTCCAATTTTTAAATCTTTCCAGACATTGTTTGTCCAAGCCAAACCATTCCCACCACTATCATATACAACCCATGAAGAACCAACCAATACAACCTTATATTTATCCTTTTTCTTTTTAGATTCTTTTGGAAATATGAGTTCTTCTACTTTTATTTTCTCAACTTCTGGTTCTTCAATTTCTGATTTTTCATCATATTCATATTTTTTCATAAGTTCCATCCTTTTATAAATAAGAGGGGGAGAAGAACTATCTCCCCCATATTAGAATCAAAAATTAAGGAGTTGTACAAATAACGTTTGCATCAATGGTTGTGTCTGCGGTAATACTTACCTTGATGGTACTAGTACCAGCAGCAACACCTGTTACCAATCCAACAGATGAGACAGTCGATGCGGCGGTAGTTCCCGATGCAAATGTCAAATCTGCGACGGGAGGCTGGAAGGCAGCACCAACAGATGGAATAGCCCAAACACTTAAAAGTTTAGTTCCCGTAGTGGTTGCCAACGAAAAATCTCCACCCGCAATAGATAGACCAAGCACATCATCATACCAATTAGCATCGGTAAGAATTTCTATAATCTTTGCAAGCACAGGAATACTAGAGCAAGCAGCAGTTGTTAAAGACTTGGATGCTAAAGCACGTGCAGCCAAAGGAGTTGTTGCTACACCATCGGGGGTCATAGAAATTGAAAAGCCACCCGATAATGTTGCGTTGGGAACATCAATTTGAACTGTACCAACTTGATTATCAACATCATCTGAGGCACACAGTTGAGCTTCTAATACTAGGTGAACAATTTTGGGAATTGCGTTTGCGGGAACATTTACATAACGAGCAGCACTATCCGCAGCATAGAATCGAACACAAACGGTGTCGGTAGCTCCGCCACCAATATAAGAACATGTAAATGTCTTAGTTGAGAATGTTACTTTTTCAACATATCCGTCAATGTGAGTAACCCAACCATAAAGAATTGTACCACTTGGTAAAACTAATGGTTGAGCAACTACTGTTCCAGCACTTGCAACCAATGTAATTGTTTCTTCTACGAAAACGCTGCTACTGGTTTGAACACTTTGCCCAAGAGTATTTGCCAAGAAATCCAAATTCCATTGTGCGTCTGAGATAGTAATAGCCATATCTGCTGTATGATAGTAAACATACAATAGTTGGTTGCCCTTGCCTCCTCTAACATCAGTACTGCCTAACGTTGTTTCGATAGACGAATCCAACAAAGTTTGTCCAGAGAAAAGAAGAGTCCCTGTTGAATCCTCATACCCATATACATCAGCAACACTTGTAATATATTTCCTTGTCATATTATTAATCCTCCATTTTTATTATTTCTTTTTATCATCAAGAGAAATCTTCCCTTGAAGCGCATCCATTCCAATAGTCACATCAGAATTGTCATCTTCATCATCTAATTCAGTCAACCAATGTCTGATTATGGATTTGTCTTTAAACTCAACCATACCACTCATACTAGCCGAAAGAAATATTTCATAATGTAATTTTGCGTCAATCCTCCTGAGCATTTTAGTAAATTTTCTAATTGTAAGATTATAAATATCCTCCATTTTCAACCCAGTAGATGTGGCTAAACAAACCATTTGATCTTCAAAGGATGCGGGTTTGTTTTTAGATAATTTATTTTTTAATTTTCTAGCCTTTTCCATCCCATCCCTAATTTCCTTTTGAATACTTTCATCAGGAAGCTCAACAGAATTTTGAAGACATATAGCATTTTTGATTTCTTCAAAATCATCAGAGTTATAAGAAATTTTATCAATAACAAACATCCCCCTGTTTGTTTTATCATCCAACCCCCACGATATTGAAGCATCTGGTTTGTGTAAAACCATTCTCAAAAGAGCATCCAACATATATAGAGGATTCTTATCTTCATTGGAATATAGGTGAATCAAATATTCCAAATAAGTCATAGATATTATATTTGCATCTGGAATACTATTTTTGTCGAATAAAAGACATCCGACAAGAAACCAGAATTCTATATATTCTTCAAGTTTTATAGGATAGAGAAGTAAATCTTTTATTGGAATTGGCTTATCATAAATAAGATAAAGATCATATTTTCCTAATTTTTTTTTAGACATTAATCCCCCACATTAGTACTCATTGCAAGTCTTTTTCCCCTAAATGGAGTTACGCCACCTTGCGTCATCTTATTATCTGTACTCCTAATGCTATCAAAAAACATCTTTCCAATTCCACCCATTTCCACACCGTTAAATTCACCCAACAGGTTTTGACAAATAAGGTCTATCCTTGTCTTATAGTTGCTAAGGTGATTTATTTTATAGTGAGAATAAACCTCAAACAACATTGTAACTATGCCAACGGTGCGGTTTCTTGGAACGATAGATATTGGAGAAATTCTTAATATGCACATTTCTTTGTCTAAAACATCAGGTTGTCCAATATCTAAAAATACTCTTGAGACAGATGCATCTTGTTGACCCGCATAAATCAAAGCGGCTTTTTCACTATGTGTCAAATCTGTTTCATTCCAAGCATCTGCGCTATTATGTTTTAATAATTTCCAAATCATTTCATTGTTTTCTAAGAGGTATGTCACACAATTATATGAAAAATCAGATAACGTACTATAGGAATTGTAGGCATCATTACCAACATGAGATTTTAATATGGTCATTTTTACCAACTCCCTCTTAGATTTATTTGTAATACTTTACTGTATGCTCCGCTTGTACACGTTATATCCAAGGTGTCTGTTAAGAAACGCTCAAGATTAGTAACCGTAAAGCTACTTGTGCTTATGGTATCATATAGATAATTTTCCAGTGGAACATTTCCCGTATCTACTGAAAACACAAATGCGGCAGATTGGTCAACACCATTTTTATATAGTTTAACAACGAATGTTTTGGAATCTCCTTCCAGAATAAAGTTTTCATCTGGAGTAATTAAAATTTGATATGTATTGACTGGCGATCCACCAACTGTTACTGAACAAGTATCTGAAATAGACACGTTGTCTTCGAGGGTCGCAGTAATTGTACAACTTCCAATAGCAACAAAGGTTACTAAACCAGATGTTGAAACAGTTGCTTTAGTTCCATCGCTAGTGCTCCAAGTTACATCTCTGGTAACTTGAACACCATTTAAGAACGTACTTGCTACAAGTTGAACTGTTTGAGCAACACCTCCTGAAATAGTTGCGGGATAAAGTGACAAAGTATATAATGTTTTATCCATATCAAGCGCAATACCATTGGTCAAGTCATCCACGTCATCATTAACGTAATCTACTTGCATGGTCAATGTGAGCAATCCCGCACTGGTATTGTCTTCGGTTTGAAGATTATTATAAGAATTTACTCCTCCTCCGAATACCTTATATCCATGCCAACTTGACGTATTTCCAAATAAAAATCTTTGATTTGGTCTAATCAAATTGGTTTCTGTGTTCAACTGTGCAATAACATCTATAACTCCAAATGGAGTTACAACAGTACTACCACCGCCTCCATAATCCCTATTTTCTTTAATTACATATGAAATACTACAGGGTGAAGAATGTTTTGCGCCACCATTATCTACCCACCTCAAAGTATTATTGCATCGTTTCACGGTAATAG